TGGGAAGCTCAAAGAAGGAACGTGGGAAGGTGGCGAGGGTGGGGGTGCGGCTGGTGGCTGACCGGTTGCTGTGGGGGTTGAGAAAGACGTTGTTGGTGTTGGAGCGGGAGGGGGCGAGGGCGGAGTATGGGAAGTGGTTGGAGCGGGAGTTGGGGTGGTTGAGGGAGGAGGCGGGGATGGTGGGGCGCGGAGAGGTGGAGGGGACGATTGTCACGATGCCGGGGATGCGTTTTGAGATTGCTATGGGGAAGAGGCGTGGTGAGGGTGGGTGCATGAAGGCTATCAAGAAGTTGGATCATTTGCCGGACGAGGTGAAGGTTTCGACGGCTGGATGGTGCGAGGGGGAGCAGGTCCATCCGTTGCCGCACGTGGCGGAGGCGATTGTGGAGAGCATCAAGAAGGATGGGCTTGATGGGGGCAGCGACATCCCCGAGGAGTGCGAGCTGGTGGTGGAGGGGTATGCGACCAACCCACGGCTGCTGATTGCCCGTTACTATGCCGAGAAAGGCGGGCAGAAGTTTAAGCGGGTGTCGCTCTGGCGTTCATTCAGCCGCAATTTGAGGCCCGGTATGAGCTTTGCGTGCAAGCGCACGAACGGTGGGGGCAACCCCATCTACACGGTCGTCTGACGTTTGGTTGAACCGCTTCCCTAGTTTAACGGTAAAACCCTAGTTTTGTAAACTTGAATTACCAGTTCGATTCTGGTGGGAAGCTCCAACTAACAGGTCAAATGGCCGTAGCGTTGACAGGAACGGCCTCTGTGGGCTTGCTGTCCTTGAAGCCAAACAGGGTTTTGAGCAAATCTTCCTTAACCTCGGGAGAGTAGTTGTTCACTTGAACATTGACGGTGGCCCCGGCGAGTTGGGCGCGTCCATCTAGGGCGGAGTGTTTGTCGGAGACAACGGAGAGGGCGTATGCAATTTCCCCCGGCTTTAGCTCAGAGGCACGGTCTTGGAGGTCGGTGAGCAGTTGGCTACCCGCTGACCTAAGCTGGGCGGCAAACTCCCCACGCCATTGGTCAACGTCTTGGCGCAGGGCACGGGATAGCGACTTGCTATCCTTTTCGCTCAGTTCTTTCGTCGCCTTGGTGAATGTCGTCGCCCCGAGAGCCGCCTGCACGACTGCCGGGATGATGGTACGCCCGCGCACCTTTTTCTTTTCGTTCTCCCCGCGTTTATTCTTGGCACGGGGCGGGCGCTTAACGGGGGGGAGTTCTTCGGACATGGTTTGGGTTTATTAAAAGCGGACCAAAGCTCAAGCCTTCCTAATCCATTTCATTTCGCCACGGAACTCCGAGTGCTTGGCGTGGGCCTGGAGCACAAACCCGGCATCCCCAAGCATACATTCAAAGTAGGCCGGATAGCTGTTGTTGTGGTACTCCAGCATGATTGCCTTGAACTCTCCCAAGCGTCCTTCCGCCTGCAATGCGGAGAGAATGATCAGCTCGGCCCCCTCGGTATCAATCTTGAGGATGTCTGCCTTGGGCAAATGCTTGGCGTGGGTGATGGCAACCCTTTGAAGCTGGTTGGGGCTGTTGCGGTCAAAGCACAGCGAGAACTCGCCACGGTTAAGACCGATTAGGCTCAAGTCGCCCTCGCCGTCCCGATCAAGGACAGCCTGGTTGTTTGTAACAATGTTCTGCTCCCCGAGTGAAGCCACCGTCTTGCACAGCAGTCGATAGTTGCCCGCGTGTGGCTCATAGCAGTGAATTGTGGCACCGGGCCAACGCTTGATTGCCCACTTGGTAAAAGCCCCAATGTTTGCCCCCAGATCGAGGATGGTTGGTGGCTTCTCTGGGTTGTACGGGATGTCGTAGGAGCCTTCCAGAACGTCGGCGCAATGGTCTGCGCCAATACCCTCGTCCAGAAACTCCTTGGGCCACAGGTTCAAATTGGCGTCGGGCTGTCTCCAAGAGGCGTTAAGTTCGTCCTTGAGCTGTTCCGTCGTCAGCGGGAGGCGCAGGCTGGTTTCGTGCGGCACCACAACGTAGGTATCGACGAACATGGGAATTGAGCAGTCACGGCACAGCTTGCAGAAGAAGTAATCCTCCCCGTACATGGTGTTGCCCGAGTAATCGTTGTCGCGGACAACATCCACGATGGCGCTAAACGCTTCCGACTCCACCTTGGCGGTGTCGCAAATGGCTTTGATTCGCTCCAGCTTTCCGTCGCTCGTGCCGGAACCAATGAGGCCGGTGGGGAAAAACTGGTGGCGTGCCTCGGCTTCGCAGCCCAGCTCGCGGTGCCAGTAGGCAAGCTCTGGCTTCTGGCGGATCATTTCCTTGAAGGCATCCACCTCAATCTTGCAAAAGCCAATCGGCATCTGGTGCATTTGCAGCAGACCGTCATCGCGGACAAAGGCTTCCGGTCCATTCTTGGACCCGTGGAAGGCAGACGGGATGGCGTGGTAGCAATACTGGGCCGCAACGACCGGCTCCTTGTGCTGGGCAATGCGCCAGAACATTGAAAGCGTGTCCATAGACTTTTCGCAGCCCAAGTCTTTGTCCCAGAAAAACAGGGTGTCGTACCCGCCTGTTATGGCGATCCACGCCATTTCATCACGGGCAAGGGCAACGGATGTCCCGGCGCAGAACGTGAAATCAACCTTCGTGTCCGGCAGATCGGCGGAAACAATGGTGGTTAGTGCTTTAACAAGGTTGGGCGAAAGCCCGCCCTTGACTGGAATGGCGATGAGTATGCGACGCATGGGGCGATTGAGTGGCTAATGGCGTTGTTCTCAATCGGCAAATGGCTCATAGCAGTTGTAATAAGCGCAGCTAATACCTGATGGCGGTTACCATTGGCTATTGTTTTGCGGCTTGCGTTGGCTATTGGTGGCCCATGCCGAAACTACTATCACTAGACGAACACGACGCAACAATTCAAGAACTGGCCCGTGACTGGACCCAGGACATCCCGGTGAAGAACGGGATCGCCTGCCCAACATGCGGCAAGGAGTTGTTCGACACGCACCCGGCCTCCGTAATCCTTGGATGCAATGTCCCCAAGAAGCACATCCATTGCCGGTGCGGGTATCGCGGTAGCCGTCTCGCCTGATGTCTAAAATTGCCTTCTCTGACCAGTTTAAGCCGTCTTTTGGCTTTCCCTACCCGCCGCTCCCCACGATGGAGGAGATGAAGCTGTGGGACATTGAGCGCATCAAGAAATACAAGGAGGCCCGCGATCAGGTTGTGCTTAATGCCGAGCGCAATCCCATTGGCTTTGGCTTCACGCTTCCGATGTGGCAAGAAGTGATGAATAACTGGGATAAATACACAACTCACGTAATACTAGGCGGTAACAGAAGTGGGAAGAGTACGTTTGCAGCACGGTTGGCGACATGGGCCGCTTGCACCATCCCGCAAGCCGAGGTGCGGGGCTATCAAGTGAACAAGGTTAAGAGTGTGGATGAAATGCAGCGATACATTTGGGAGTCCATTCCGCACGCGACAAAGAACCTGCAATCAAAGAAGGGGCAGAATCACTCCATCCAGTTTAGCCAGAAGAACGGGTTTACGGACGACATTTGCATCTTCCCGCCGCTGCCAGGATACCAGCGAGGGGGGTACATCCGGTTTAGCAACTACGCCCAGTATTCGGACGACCCCAATACGGCAGAAGGTTTCAAAACCCATCTAACGTGGCTGGATGAGGAGTGCCCCCCTGCCCTGTTTGATACCCTGCTTTACCGTTCCATTGACTTTCACGGGCGGATTTTGCTGACGTTTACAACCATCCAAGGTTACACGCCTTTGGTGCAAAAGATTTTGGGCAAGACCAAGACCATTAAAAGCGCCTACGCACCTTTGCTTGGTCGGGAAATACCGATCATTCAAGAAAGTTTAAGCAACCCCGACACCTGCATTTATTACTTCTGGACGGAGCACAATTCTTTCCTCGGGGACGATAGCTTCATCCAGAAGTTGAAGAGCCGCCCAAGGGACGAGATCCTCGCCCGCGCCTACGGCATCCCGACCAAGAGCGTTTCCGGTGCCTTCCCCACATTCAGCAAGGAAGTAAACGTGGTAAAGCATGAGGACTTGCCGTTTGTAAAAGACCCGAAATATCCGGTTACGCGCTACATGGCCATTGATCCGGCTGGCAAAAAGAACTGGTTTGTCGCGTGGGTTGCCATTGATTCGGCTGGAACGTGGTGGGTGTACCGGGAATGGCCCGATTACGACGATTGGGCGCTGCCAGGGCCAACAGTCGAGGGAAAGACCGGACCGGCCCAGAAGGGCGTAGGAAAGGGTATAAAGGGCTATGTGGAGCTTATCCTGGGGCTGGAGGAGGGCGAACCCATCTATGAACGCTTCATTGACCCCCGCCTCGGTGCCGCTGAACGCCAGAGTGCCGACGGTGCCACGACCATAATCTCCGACTTGGACGATGCCGATTTCATTGTCATGGCGGCTCCCGGCGTGGACATCGAGAACGGGCTGCAACTCTTGCAGAACAAGATGGCTTACGACGACACGCAGCCCAGAAGCAGCGTTAATGCCCCCAGCTTTTACGTTTCCGACCGTTGCGCCAACATCATCTACGCCCTCGGGGAGTACACCGGGCGCGGCGGCACGACCGAGGCCACCAAAGACCCCATTGACTGCCTGCGCTACATAGCCGTCTCAGATGCCCAGTTTGTTGAAACGCCAAAAGCCGACAGCAACCTCATTTACGGCAAAACGGGCGGATACTAAAAAAGTGCTTGCCAAGCTACCATTAGCTCAACTTATGGTAGCCCATTGAGCAGCTTTAGCGGAAGTTTAACCCAACCGAACCCCAATTCGGCCCTACAACTGGCTCCCGAAGGGGAGGACGGTCCCGATTTTAGCGCCCTGAAGGATGCTTTCCAGCGGGCCATTACCGAGAGCCAGCCGTACATCGACCAATGCCGTCAGAACTACCAGACGCGCTATGCCCTCTGGACCGGCCAAACTGCTGACGGCAAGAAGCACTCCCGCGAGGGGTCCAAGATTGACCCGACACCGTGGGATGGCGCTAGCGACCTTCGCGTTTACCTTACCGACAACCTGATCAACAAGAAGGTTGCGATGATGCGTATGGCTTTCAAGCGCGGTGCGCTGTCTGCCACGCCAATCGAGGGCAACGACATCAAGCGCAGCCGCGTGGTTTCCAATTTCATGCGCTGGCTGATTCAGACGCAGATGCCCGATGTGGACCGCGAGATTGAGCTTCTGGCCAATTACATCCAAGAGAAGGGCATTGGTGTTACCGGCCAGTTTTGGGAGACGACGCAGGAAAAGACCCTGACGACGCTTCGCCTTGACGATTTCCAAGCGCAGTTCCCGCAGTTTGATGTGCCAATGATGTTGGCGACACCGGACCTTGCAGACAAAATTGCGGCTGTATTTGAGGAGCAATTCGGATGCTCCAAGGGCAAGGCGAAGCGAATGATTCGTGAGCTTCGTGAGACGGGCGAGACGACTGTTGCCACGCTTGGCAAAGAGAAAAGCCGTCCCGTACTGCGTGCCTTCAATTTGGATTCGGACTTGTTCGTAAGTAGCTCCACAACTGATATTGAAAACGCTGCTGGGATATACCGAGTCCAATACTTTACCCCCGAGAAACTTCGTTCCTTTGCTAATTCCGAGGGCTGGAACAAAGACTGGGTTGAGAAGGCAATCGAGACCTGCCGGGGACAACTTCTGACATTGCAGCCGGTTGAGTTCCAGCAATGGCAAAGCCGCTCGTTCATCTTCACCCAGCAGCGCAACACCGACATGATCGGCGTTGTTTTCGCCTACCAGCGGCTGAGTGATGAGGATGGAGTTCCCGGCATCTACCTCACCGTATTCAACCCCAACCTGGCCCCCGACAAGGATCAGCCCGGTTACGCCAAGTTTAGCCTGCTCGGCTACGCCCACGGCCAGTACCCGTTCGTCATCCATCGCCGCGAGTACCTTTCCCGCCGCCTGCATGATTCTCGTGGTCTGCCCGAGCCGTTGAAGCCGTTGCAGGACCAGATTAAGGCGCACAAGGACAGCCGCATTGATGCCGCCTCAATTTCGGTCATTCCCACAATTCTTTACAAGGTTGGAAAGCCCCCGAGCCGCATTGGCCCCGGCGCTCGCATCCCGGTAAGCCGTCCCGACGAAGTTCGCTTCATGGACCGCATCATGCCGGACATGAATAACGACAGTTCCGAGGATCGCTTGGCTTCCAACGCCAAGGATTACGTCGGCTTTGCCTCCGTTGAGGGAGATCCGCAGGTTTCCCCGCTGGAGAACCAGAGCGAAATCGACAAATTCCTTACGGGCCTCTGCAAAGCGTTTCAGCAGGTTTGGGGACTTTACAAGCAGTTTGGCAGCGAGCAGGTTTTCTTCCGTGTCATCGGTCTGCGCGAGGCCGACCCCATGCTTTTTGAGAAGGGGACAGAGGAGGAGAGCTTTGACTTCTACATGAGCTGGAACGTCGAAAACCTCGATTCCCAGAAGGTTAAGGACAAGATCGCCTCGGTTGTTCAGCTTGCCCAGTATGACCGCGACGGCTCGGTTAATTGGTCTGAGCTGGTTTCGTGGGCAATGGAGTCATCTGACCCCAATGTGGCCGAGCGCATCATGCAGCCGTCAAGCGTCGGCTCCCAGAAGGTTGTCAAAGAGGTGCAGGACGACCTTTCCAAGCTCTCTGCGGGCATTAACGTCAATATGCGCGTGGGAACACCCCCGCAGTTGGCCATGCAAGCCCTCAAGAACTGGATTGGCGGTGCGCCCGATGTCCAGAAGCGCCTACAGCGCGATAAACCATTTGCCGACCGTGTTAAGGCTTACGCCAAACAGGTGCAATTCCAGCAGATGCAGCAGCAGAATAAGGAAATTGGACGCCGGGGCGCATCCATGCCAGGGCCGGTAATGAAAGCCTAATGAAACGTACTGAACGGGTAGAGGTTCGCAACGCGAGGCTTCGGGGCGCTATGGAGACGCTCATCCCCAACAGTAATTTTGAGGCTTTCATTGAACTCGTCGAGGAACTGCGGGACGAGGCTTACAATTACGCCATTTCGGTCGATAGTGTGAAGGATCAGCGTCTAACGCTGGCGGCGATGGGGGAAAGCAGGGCCTACAACGACATTGTGGGCATCTATCGCAACTATTTGGACCATTTGGAAAACAGGCTTGACGAACAGGAAAGTGACTAACATTAGCATTACTTATCGGCTAAATTAGCCGAGCTAATAGGTTACTTGATCCTTAATCATGCCCGACAGTATTACTACGGCTCCTGTGCAGCCCGAGGCGAAAGCCCAAACCGCCACTGAGAAAAACGGTCCTGCCAATCTAAGCGGCCCAGAGCTAGCGAGGCGTTTCTTCAAACGAGACGTAGCGCAAGTGGCTCCCGCAAGCGTGGAAGGGGAAAAAGCGTCGGAGGCACCGGAAACGGAGGCTCCCGAAACGACCGAGGAACCAACCACAACAACGGAGGAGGCTGATGAGGCCAACTCTGCCGAAACCGCCACCGAAACGGATGCCGAGGCAAAGCCCGAAGCAGAAGATAAGGCGACGGAGGACGAAGCTCTTTCACCCGAGAACTCTCTCGACCCTAAGTTACAAGATAAGATTAATCGCAGGATTGGTAAGGAAGTAGCGAAACGGAAGGATTTGGAGCGGCAAATCAATGAGCTTAAGGTGGCAATGCTGCAAACGCAGCAGCCCCCAGCCCAAGAAGCCGCTGCCCCCATTGTTCCGCTTCCCTCGGGCGTCATGCCCTTGGCGAACGTGAATGATGTCAATGGCCTGGTTGCCTTGCAGAAGGAAGCCAAAGAAGCCATTCGTTTCGTGGAGGATCAGTTGGAGCGCGAAGATTTCCCTTCGGAGGGTGTCCGTCTCGACGGCAAACTCTACAAGCGGGACGATTTGCGGTCCATTAAGCGCAATGCACGAGTGACCTTAGAGGATCACATCCCGGCGCGTCTTTCCTTCCTTAATCAACGCCAGCAAACTCAACAGGTGGCCTACGACAAGTACCCGTTTCTGCGGGACAAGGCTTCACCCGAGTACCTTGCAGCGCAAGCGGCCTACCAGCAAAACCCGTGGCTCCGTAACCTACCTGATGCCGATGCAATCATCGGTCGTCAGATTATGGGGATGAAATACGAGGTGTTGATGGAGCAGCAAAAGGCGTCCAAGGCGGCGAAGAAACCTGCAAGCAAGGCGCGTACCGCCAACAGCCAAGTGGACGTTGGTGCGGACAGCGTAAGCTCAAACAACAGGGTTCTTGTAACGACGGCGGCTAAGCAAAAAGCCGGGGTCTTGACACAGCAGTTAAAGGAAAAGGGCGGAATCAGCGGCAGGGAGTTTGCCCAGTTTCTCTCTAATAAATCTCAACTTCGTAATACCACTCGTTAAGTCATGGCTATCGCAACAACCTACAATACCGCTGGTGACCGTGAGGATCTCACGGACGCCCTGACAATTCTCGAACCCGAGGATTGCCCAAAATCGTCTAGCTTCCCCAAGTCCACACGCCCGTCCAATGCCTACCAAGAGTGGCAGGTGGACAGCCTGCTCCCAGTGAGCATCGGCGGCACCCTTGAGGGTCAGGACATTCAACAGTTCTCTGATCAGGTCGCTACCCGCGCCCGCATCGGCAACTACATTCAGAACTTCGCCCGTTCGTGGGCGGTGTCTCGTAACCAGGAGGCTTCTATCCCAGCCGGTGTTTCCGACGAGGTTAGCAACTCCAAGATGAAGGCGATGCGCGAAATCAAGCGTGACATCGAGGCCACCATCGGTTCCGACAACGACCGTCAGCAGGACAACGGTTCTGTTCCCTACAAGACCCGCGCTCTTGGCAAGTGGATCAGCACCACTCCCGGCACGGACATCCCAACGGCGTTCCGCACTCCGAGCAACAACATCGACGCGACTGCGACAGCTTCGCTTTCTGAGTCCACCTTCAACGGTGTGTTCAAGTCGATCTTCACGCAGGTCGGTAACCGTCGTGGCTACACCCTGTTTGCTGGCCCGTCCCTCAAGGCGGCTATCAGCAACTTCCAGCGTGCCACCGGTTCGACTGGTACCACCAAGACCTACATGGTCACACAGGATGCCGATGCTCACCGCATTGACCTCAATGTGACGATCTACGAGGGCGACTTCAACAGCGTTACTATCATCCCCGACCTTTTCAACGGTCTGGCTGACGGTGCGGCTCCTTCCACCACCACGAACCAGCAGCTTGCTCGCGGTTACGTTGTGGACACGGAGTTGGTTGGATTGGGCTATATGTTCGGCATTGAGAGCCAGGAGCTTCCTGACTTCGGTGGCGGTCGTAACGGCTTCATCCGTACCTCGATCTGCCTTATGGTCAAAAACCCGCTCGGTCTCGGCAAGTTCGCCGCGACAAGCTAATAACAGGAGACTACTAACATGGCTGATTTCCCAATCACACTGTCCGGTAACCGCAAGTACCCACTCACCGATATTGAGCGTGGCTGTGCTGGCGTTACCATCAAATACACGATCCCGTATTCCGATGTCGCCGTCACAAGCGCCACTCTGACTGCGGACACCGTGACCGTTACGCTTGGTGCGCTGCCCGATAAGTGGCTGGTGGACAAGGCGCTCGTCAACATCACGACTGCCTTTGCGGGCACGACTGCTCTGACGATCAACGTTGGCACCACAACCAGCACAAGCGCGTTTGTTACGGCTCAGTCCGTTCTTACCGCTGGTATTCTGGGCATGGCCTCGACGGTTCCGGTCCTCACCAACGCTACGGCCACTGCGTCGAAGAACCTTGTCGCCGTTTTCACAAACGCGACTGGTGGCTCTCCGTCCGCTCTGACTGCTGGCTCGCTTGACGTTTATCTGAATGTTCAGAACGCCACGCTGCTTCCCTAATTAGGGATAGGCAAAACTGGGGGCGCGATTCGCAACTTTTGAGTCGCGCCCCCTTTTCTTTTTACACGACAAACCTATGATCATTCCAATGGAAAAGGGGGACTCTTTGCAGTCCATCGCGGCGGAACTCACTGATTCGGTTGTGGCCCAGTTGCCGCAAGAGAAGGCACAGGCAAAGAGGGATATGGATGCGACGGGCCGGATGTTGCAGGCTACCGGATCGCTAATGACAAAAGAGGGCTTGGGGCAGCGCGTGGCGTCTGTTCCCGCTCGTCTCTATCATCGCTGGAACCAGTTGTACCCTGGTTGCTGGAAGGAAAAGGAATTTGTGGCCGAGTTTCTGGTGGATAACCCGCAGTGTCGCGCTCCCGGTTATCGCCCCAAGGACAACGGCCTTCGCAACAGCTTTACGTTCATCAATGGTGAGTCGGCCCGCACTACGAAGCGGCAGCTCTCCGGTGGTGCAGCCGTTTACCACGCCATGAAGGCGGCGGCTATCGCACAACCCACAATCTAATGAGCGGCTACCGCAACTACTCAGAATACACCAGCCGCATCAGCGGTCTGATTGGTATTCCCTATTCGTCAATGACGACGAACGAGAAAACCTTCATTCAGGGCTATTTTGATAGTGCGGTAAGGACCATCTGGAACACGAACAACTGGATGGACATTACGCCCTACGGTGAGGCGCGGTTCGCTGGCAATTTGGGCTACTACCCGAATGACTTGACCAAGACCGCCTATTGGACGGCCACCAATGTTACTCCGACGCAGGGTTCAACCCTCGTCTATGCCAACCCGGCTGACGGGCGTTACACCTCCACCAAGATAGCGGAAACCATCGACAACGCACAACATGGCATCGCCCAAGCGTACACGTTCGGCTACTCGCAAGGCTACCAGTTCAGCGGCTACTTTAAGCCAAATGGTCGCAACTACATTTATCTCTACGCGAACGATGGCGTCTCGACGTACTACTCCTACTTCAATCTCCAAACGGGTCAGATCGGAACTAGCGGCAACCTCTCTGCGAACGCCCAAATCTCGCAGCAACCCAACGGCTACTGGCTCTGCACCATCTGCTTTACCAGCGCCTCAACGGCTGGGGTGGGCACATACGGCTTTAAGCTCTCTACGGACGGATCTACGCTCTCTTATGCGGGTTCTACTTCGCTAGGCTGCTACAACTGGGGCGACATCCTGCTCCCGACCAGCTACGCCAACAGCAACCAGTTTACGATTGGCTGGGAGCAGTTGGGGGAGGATAAGATTGATACGGTCTATCAGGTTTGGAAGGACAACCCAACGTCGGCTGGCAACCCGCGCCAGCAGGGCTACGAGCTTACGGTTAATGGCATCCAGATTGTCGGCCCGGTAGGCTACACGCAGGGCGTCATTTACAGCAACCTACCGGCATGGTATTCCCTGAGTCAGTTTCCGGTTTATCTGTGGTACCGCCGCGTCAACCCGAAATTCATTGCAGACGACTATTCGGATTCTACGGCTTACGACGTGGACGACCAGGTGTTGTTTACGGACTCAAAGAATGTCTCCAATTTCTACAAGTGCACGCAGACCACCACGGCTGGGCAAAGCCCGACAACGGCCCCCGGTTCTTGGAGCGAGCTGCTAATTCCCGAGTTTTTGTTCCTGTTTAGCGTGTTTCGTGGCTTTGCCGATTGGCTCCGTATGGACGGACAGATGGAGAAGGCTGCGGCGATGGATCAGAAGGCTGACAGCTATTCGGACGCCGAATCCGACAAGCAGGAGCGCCAAATGGGCTGGTTGCCCCCGATGAAAGTTCAAACCCATGTCACTTCACAAGCCCGAGTTCGTTAATTAACCCACTACTACTATGTCAGGAGCTATCACCAACGTCTATTATCCCCTCCCCTCCACCACCTCGGCTGGCGCGGTTACGGGTCAGCAAGTTTCGGTTACCAGCGGTGCGACAAGCACGTTCGGCGCGTTCAACGCCCTTACCAAGCTGGTGCTGTTCGACATCCAGGCGGCCAATGTTTACGCCACGATTGACGGCAGCACCCCAAGTTCCACTTCCGGCCACATTCTCGTTGCTGGCGAGAAGTACACCTGGAACAAGGGCATGGCGCTTCCGGCCAAGTTTGTTGCCGTCAGCACGACCGCCAAGATTTACCTGAGCGAGCTGGGGGTTTAATCCTTGCAGCGTTACCGGACATACGGGCAGGGGGACGATACCCCTCTCAACGATGGAGACACGTTCTTCACCGGCTTCTGGTCGCGCTACCAGCCCACCTACCTTAAGCCGGGGCAGCTTTACTACTCCGGTAACGGTCGGCTGGACAAAGGGACGTACAAGGTCAGGAAGGGGCTTAAATCGCTCTCCAACGACATTGCGATAACCAACCCCACTTTGATTGTCGGGGCGTTCTCGTTGGCGAACGATAAGACGGTCAGTGGGATCACGCGGGTTAGCACGACGGCCACGGTTACGACGAGCACGGCGCACGGGTACAGCTCGCTGGACACCATAAACATTCGCGGGGCCACGCAATCGGCTTACAACGGTGACTTTTCAATTACCGTTACCGATTCCACCCATTTCACCTACACGGTGGCTGGTTCTCCCGCAACACCGGCTACTGGAACGATTAAGGCCAATAAGGGACCGCTGGTTTTCAACACCTACAATGCCGTAGTGGGCAGCGGCGATGTGGCGTTTGATGCGGACAACACGGAGGGCATCGTAATTGCGTTTCTCTCAAAGGCTTACCTTTACCGCTACGGTCAAACCTCGTTGTTAATTAGCTATCCCGCCAACGAGACGGCGGCGATTGGCGATCCGTGCGACATTGTTCAGTTCTTGAACTACGTTTACATGTTCCGGGGCTATTCCACGGCCAACACGCTAAACGTCTCAAGCGTCACTCGGGCTGCGACCACCGCCACTGCCACGACAAGCGCCAACCACGGCCTTTCGACCGGAAACTGGGTAACTATGGTAGGGGCCTCGCCAAATGGCTATAATGGCATCGTACAGGTCACTGTGACGGGTTTGACCACCTTCACCTACACGGTCTCCGGTGCCCTTGCTACGCCCGCTACGGGCACCATTACGGCCCGCCCGTGCAAGCCCCCGCTTTACTGGGATATGACTTTGACGGGATCTCCCGCTTTTGCAGTGGTTCCAACTGGTCCCAATGTGGCCGGTGCGCCGCTGATCAATATGCCCGCTGTGGACTGGGGTGATTACTTCAAGGGGCGCTTCGTCCTGCCCTGGAGCCGCGACCAGCTTGTTTTGTCCGATGAGTTTGACGCCGGTACCTACGATCCGAGCCAAACCCAGTTCCGCATCCTTCCCGGCACCGCCGACTGGATTGTGGCGGCGTTCCCATACCAGCAGAGCCGCATTTTGGTGCTTTACCGCAAGAGCGTGCATTTGGTGCTTCTGGACGGCACTTCCTTGGCTATCGCGCAAGCCGTTGAGGTTACGCGCAACTTTGGCTGCGTTGCCCGCAAGACGGTGGTTAATTGCGGTCCCTACATTCTCTGGCTGTCCGATTTGGGCGTCATTCGGCTGCAAATTGGTCTGGAACTCAACCTGACGAGCACGACGGCCCCCCTTTCCGACCCGATCCAGAACATCATCGACACGATTAACTGGAAGTATGCGGATCAGTCCATCGCGGCGTTCTGGAACAACCGTTACTACCTTTGGGTGCCAACCGGGACCAGCACGGTTCCGAACACTTGGCTGATCTACAACTTCTTGAACGAAGCGTGGGAGAGCGTTGACACCTATCCCGATGCGTTCCTGGGGGTCAACCTGCACATCATCAGCTACAACGGTAGCAAGCGCATCCATGCGGTTTCAACGGCGGGCCTTGTTTCCTTGATTGAGGAGAACGAATATGACGAGTTTGGAAGCCCCGGCAGTGTTGAGGACTACCAGATTGCCGGTAGCATGAAAACGCGCAACTACTTGGCCGGGACGTATGACGTAAAGAAGGTTAAACGCTTCCAGTTGGAGGCCAACGTGACCGATGGCGACGTTTTCAGCGGGGACTATGTTTTGAGCAACCCCGACTTGGACCAGCCCGCACTTTCCTACACCGCAGACGAGACAACCGACATTTCTTTGCGTTCCAGCGTGAACCGGCGCGGAGTAAGCGGTCGTCTTGAGCTTGCAACAACCGTTGGGCGTCCCGAGTTTAAGGCAGTTTCAGTCGAAAGCTCTGTGACGACCCGTGGAACCTACAACCTGACCTAATATGTCCAGCACGATTACAACCACCCCAGGCTACACTTGGGTCAACGGAGAGGTGGTTACGGCCACAAAGCTCAACCTTGGCGGCACCCCAACGGTGGCACCGGGCCAGTCCTACACGTTTGCGGACGGCACGGCTGCGGCCCCGAGCGTCAATTTTACGACCGACAACACGGCTGGCCTTTATTACGCCCCCAGCTACGTTGGTGTGGCGCAGGGCGGTCTTGCGGCGTTGAAGGTGTCGTCGGTGGCGTCGGCGGTAAACGAGATTACCATTACGAGCAATGTCACGGGTGATGCTCCGCACATTTACGCGACGGGAACCGATGCCTCGATTGGTATTCACATCGGTCCCAAGGGGGCCTCGGGCAGGGTGAACATTCAAGACGGTTTGGACGACACGAAGCGGCTGCGGTTTGACCCGAGCGGTTCGACCACGGGGGCGGTTTTGACGATTGCTTCGGTTCCCACTGTTGCCCGCACGCTTACGTTGCCGGATGCAACGGACACGTTGGTGGGCAAGGCGACAACGGACACGCTGACGAACAAATCAATTAGCCTTGGGAGCAACACGCTTACGGCTACATCGGCGCAGCTTGCCACGGCGGTTTCCGACGAGACCGGCAGCGGATCGCTGGTGTTTGCGACTAGCCCGACGTTGGTTACGCCTGCTCTTGGTACGCCTTCGGCGCTGGTTGGCACTAACATCACCGGAACTGCCGCTGGATTGACTGCTGGCAATGTTATAACCAATGCCAACCTCACCGGCGATGTAACCAGCGTCGGCAACGCAACCACGCTGACAAATGCCCCGGTTATCGCCAAGGTACTGACTGGCTACGTCAGCGGAGCTGGCACGGTGGCTGCGACCGATTCCATTCTCCAGGCAATTCAGAAGTTGAACGGGAATGATGCGACAAACGCTAATCTGACAGGCGCAATTACGTCGATCGGGAACGCAACGTCGCTCGGTTCTTTCACCTCGGCCAATCTCGCCTCTGCGCTCACCGATGAAACAGGAACGGGAGCCAATGTTTTTGCGACTAGCCCGACGCTGGTTACGCCGGTTCTTGGGGCGGCTACGGCTACGAGTATCAATGGCAACACGCTGACTACAGGCACGTACACCTTGACGGGTGCGGCGGATAAAACACTGACGTTTTCCAACAGCCTTACCCTCGCTGGCACAGACGCCACCACCCTAACCTTCCCCGCGACCAGCGCGACCATCGCCCGCACGGACGCTGCTCAGAGCTTCACGGGGATTCAGACGATCCTTGGGACGGCGGGCATCAAGTTTGGGGCTACGGCAGTTGCCACTATCACTCCATCTGCTGACACAGCCAACGCCAACCTTCTCGTCGCCCCCGGAGGCACCGGGAGC